CGCCGCTTTACGCATATGTTCCAGAATGGTGGATCGCGCACGGTTGTAGGCGTATTGGATGTCGCGGGCAGGGGTGAGGAGCGTGTGTCCGACCCATGTGCGAGGGATACGGCGTTGCGTGAACACCGCAAGGTTCAGGCTGGAGAACGGGAACGGCCAGCCTTGCCCGTCGCCGTACGAGTACACCTGCTTGTTGTTGACGACGTGAACCACACAGCCAGGAGTCCGGTTGGTGGGACGTTCGTAATAGCAGTAAACGAGAGTGAGACGGGGCGGTTGACCTTGGGGGCGACGTGACAGCAGGGTGCGGTGTCGTGCCGACAGGGCGGCTTCGGCGTCCGGCACAGGGTCCCAATCCAAGTTGTACCGTTCTTTCACCTGTTCGGGCGGTAGGGCGACGCAACGAATCCAATAGCGGGCCGACTCCACATCAGGGCTACCTGGCTCGAGGCAGAACTCGGAGATACCCAACGGGGTGAGGCGCACCCCACCGGCAGGGATGTCCACGCCGGTCACAGGGTCGGTGGCAACGATCTTGCCTAAACCGGGGTCCCAGTCCACCGAAATGGCTGCGGCACCACCAAAAAGGGTTTGGAGCAGGGATTCTTCACGAATCTCAGCCCAATCTTGTTCGTGTGCTTCGGACAGCAACAGTTGCTCTTGGAGGCGTTGACGGCGCAAACTGGAGTCGTCAATACCGGACGGTTCCACTTCCCACACCAGCGGAGAGCGGGTCATTCGGGCGATCAGGTTGGTGACACGGGGACCGAACTTGTCGACGGTGATACGGGTGAAGCGTTCCGCTTCGGTCGCATAATCGAGTTCTTGGACGATGTTACGGGTGTGATCCCACCACACCCATTGGTGGCCACCGAAGTACGAAGCGTTCATCCAGTAGTCGCGTCGCTCTTTGAGCAGATACTGGTCGGCTTTGCTCCACAGGTTGATGACTTCCTGCGGTGAAGGTGGTTGCCACGGCTTGTTCACGGTCCTACTGCCTCAACTGGGGTCTGCCACGCGGTGCGGGCTTTGTTGTCGTCACGATCTTTCTTGCGAGCTTTCGGTGTCCGTTCCATTGCTACCGCAACAGCCGGATTCTTGGCCAACAATAGATTAGTCAGACGACGGTTCTCCCGAAGCAGAACTAGACAGAGAACGCCCAGAATCGCTATGGACACCGCAGCGATCACAGGTCACCTACGAAGTCGGTGTCAATGGCAGGGGTTTCCTCCCGACGAGGGCGACCGCGCTTGCGGGCGAGGGGTGCGTCCGGCTCGGATGGTGCGTCATCCGGCGCAGGATCGCCCCCGTCGGTCGGAGGTACAGAGCCTGCCTTCTCTGTAAAAGCAAACTGTACACCATCGACAGCCCCAGCGATAGCGGCTAGACGTGTTTCAGCGTCTTCGGCTCGGGCGGCAAGTTCGTTGGCGACACGATGAGCGGACGAAAGTTCGCCGTAACGCACCAACTCCAATCCTCGAGAGTCCATGCACATACGCCCAATTTCAATACCGCAGTCGGCACAAATGTACAGACGTGTCACCGCAGACGGGTTCGGGTCTTCAGGACTGTTATGTCCGTCCAAGTCCTGTTCCATGTCGATGATCGGCTTGGCCACACCACGGCAAATCCAACAGCAACCAGGCAGATAGTTGTAGTTGTCGACGAGCCTCATTCACCATCTCCGTTTCTTGGCTGTTTTGTCCAGCCGTTCAATGAACTTCTGCACCTTACCTTCGGCACCGGGCAGACTTTGTGTCTTTCGACGACCTATCTCTGTGTAAGGACGGCAGGCGAGAAGATAGCGGAGTGCGTCCACCGCATGATCTTCGTCGTCGGTGTCAATGTCCTCAACCTGGATTTTAGCGTGTCGCATCGCCGGAAGTGTGCGAACAAGGTTTTCGCACGTTTTGAACACTTGCAGTTTCGGTTGACCGGTGACCGGCGACGGTTGCAGGTAGCGTCGCACATTCTGCCAGCCGGACACTCGAGCGTTCTTAGCGCGAGTCACATGGACACCCAAACTGTTGTACACACCGGCGACGGTGGTCCCCATGCCGGACGTGTTGCTGTAGGTGGACGGGTCGATAGCGGTGGCGGTGATCGGCTCTTGGCGTCCGTTCGCCATCTTAGACATCTCTTTGACTTGCGCCGCCTGCTGGGCGACAGTCAGGTTCCGCTGGTATGCCTCCCGATAGACGTAGCACACCCCAGTCGCGGGGTCCCATGCACCCCACAGACAGCAGTACGGGTTGGCTGTACCGAAGTCAATTCCACGGTATCGGGGCCATTCTTCAGGTATTTCAAACGGTTCTACGACGTGCAGGTCACGCCGGAACTCGGTGAAATACTGGCCGGTGAACGTGTCCCAGTCACCTAACAGTTTCTGTTTGCGTTCCGTTTCGGGGAGCATCGACAGGTGCTTACGGTAGGTGGGGTCAATGTGCGGGTTGTCGTCCACCGTTGACGGCACGAACGCGACCACCAGATGGTCGTTCGGGTCGTGCGGTATCTCGAGGCAGGCCAACTCTTCGTTGTTGTCGGGCAGTTCGACACGGCGCACAATGTCGGGGTTCTCGAAGCCTTCACGCACGTCATAGACGACCGCAAACCGGCCGTGTTGGGTGGGTTGCACCAGCATCCGATACAGGAACGTGTGGCCACGGTCGCCAGGGTTGGTGGCAAACAGAACGTGGGTTCTCACACCCTGGTTCGCCATCCGTTTGGAGGTTCGCAGACGTCCTGAGATCATCAGCATCTGATACGGGGTGAACTGGGTTGCCTCGTCGAAGCCGATGAAGTCGTATTCGGCACTCATGTACTGGCCGACATCCTCGTCTCGAGCGCAGAAACCGTACTCAATGATTGACCCGTTGTCATACCACCATGCTTTCACGTTGTCGATGGAGCGCAACTGAGCGGATACGTCTAGTTGAGAGTACCGCACCTGTGAACGGATGATCAGCGACCGGCGTAGTTCGGGCAGCGCGGTACGAATCAGCAGAGTGCGGTGACCAGGGTATTTCGTGGACAGTTCGTGGGCGTGATAGGCGAGCAGCTCGGATTTGCCTCCACCAGCGGCACCGCCATACAGCAACCAGTCGGTTTTGCCGACCAGGATGTGCGCCCGTTCCTGCCGAATGTTGCCGGTCAGCCTCCACGCCGACATATCGGCCTCAAGAAGACGCAAGTATTCGTCCTGTTCAGCGGGTGTGAGTTGAACGAACTCGTCGTCAGACAGCAAATTCACTATGCGCCGTCCCCAATAGCCCGTAATCCGGCCTCGACACGCCGTTTCGCCTCTAGTTTCAGCTCTTCAAGACGCATCAGACGGTCTTCGGGGCTTCCGGTGCGCTGTTCTTGGATGGATGTTGCTTGACCGGACTCCAAACGCAGGATGTCATACCAGATTTTCGCCACTTTGGTGGCTTCTTCAGCGGATTTGATCTCCCATTCGCCGCCAGCGAGCCTCAAACCCAGTTCAACGATGATGCCTTGCGCCAATTTGGGGAGGATTTCCCTCGAGGCGACTCCCGAAGCGAGCATTTCCTCACCCAAAGCCTTCAACTGGGCGGCACGTTTCTTCTGTTCTTCCCGATCCAACGTCTTCTTGACGCGAGCCTCATCCAGATCGGCGGCCCGACGGGTGCGAGCAACCTGCTGTTTCTCTCCGGCCACCTCAATTTCAACTGTTGACAGGTCGTCAACCACCCGATGCACCGGGATCGCCTGGTTTGGGCGTCGACCTTTGATGCCGTCAGCGATCTCTCGAGCCGAATCAGACACTTTGCGTGTGGTCATAAAACAATCTTGCCGTCAATGATGTCGTGCAACGTCGCCCACACTTGCATAGACAACGATGCGACAGCCTGACAGGCCACCATTTCACCGGCGGTCAACGTCCCCACCTCATAAGAACGTTCGGCAAGCTCCAAAGTGTGCGCCGCAGCCAAAAACGCCACCTTGCACTCTTTCGGTGTCAAGAACACGCCTTGAGATTCGAGCGCGAACCGGGCTTGCGCCACCAACTGGTCGTTCCCCAACCGGAGAACCGTACCCATCAAATCATCAACAACACTCATGTCCAACAATACCCTTCGTCGCATTTGCCTTCGTTGAACGTATCTTCGTCAAACAACGTCGGTCCGGCTTCTTGTGCCGCCTCATCTAGGGGCATTCTCTTGTCTGTAAGGTAGCAGGGAGCGCGGTCCAGGCTGGCTCGGACGGTGTTGATGTGGCGTTCCAGTTCAACAGACTTCCAAAACAGTTCGGGTTCATCTCGACGCATTTCCCGCCACGTCTGTAGCCGATGGAACGGACAGAAAAAACATGAGGACTTAGGCGGGACGGGCAGACCTGCATCTTTGATGACTTGCATACAGGCCGTCCGATCTAGCCCAAGATCAAGCAGCGGGTAGATGGGCTTCTCATGGGGGAGGGTTTTCTTGTTGTTGGCACGGTGGAACTCGTCGGTTGAAATACCGATCATTACGTCAGCAGGCTCATCTTTTGTCGCTCCGTGCTGTTTGAGCCATTTGGCGACTACCGCCACTTTGTAGTCATAGGTGCATGATCGGTTGCCAGGAGCGTTCGTTTCCGACATCCGCACCGGAATCTTGATTGACCGACTTCCTTCGCGAGTGATCTCATCCCACAGGGTGCGGGTCGTGCCGTCTCGCATGGTGCGTTTCAGCTCTAAAACCTTTAGCCCTCGTTCAGCGGCCCACGGGATCGCAACATTTCGCACATAGTCCAATGTCGCTGGATGTTCGCTGTCATCCCCAACATTCGAGAATAGGGCGGCGTCAACCGGACCTAGTTTGCCTTGAGCGGCCAAAACAACCAAAGCAGTTGATTGCACCCCGCCACCATAAGAAATAACCCTCACCCCTGAACCTCCGTATCCGCAGAGACCATCACCGTAACACAACTGTTATGAAGAATCGTGCAACTCTCCGACAACCATCTGCTACTGTCGCAACCACAACCTGACCCCTGCTCTCGAGCAAGCATGACCTGGCCGGAAACTGCACCCGGCTGTGGTGACACACGGAAACGTGGGTAGACCCTCATGCATCGACACGAGGGAGCAGCGTTCTCTAACGTAAAGACGAAGGTTGTCCACCGAACAAACTAGACCGGCACCCTGAGGCTACTAGCCCGAATTGTGGGGGAAGGAAAAGCACCAGCTCTGTCACAAGGGTTGAGGATGCGAGGCTGAGGAACGAAGCCGAAGCATCGACCCAACGAGCGAAGCGAGGCGGGAGGCCCTAGACGCACAGCACAACGACCTGCATAAACATACAGCCACACAAACGCAACAAACGTAACGCAACCGCAACAAACAGGCACAAACGCACAAGCAGCCTCGAGCGGCACAACCAGCGCGTCCCACACCCCGGTTACAGGGGTCCAAAAAATACGGGAGAATGTAGTAGTAGAGGGGGGGTGGGGTCCCCC